TTGCACGGCGACAGCATGTGCAGCACGTTATTATACAATGAAACAAGCAACCATAGTTATTAAAGATGAAGTCAATATCAAGATTGAGGGCTTGGATATTGACTGTAGAAAGAAACTGGTCAATACATTCAAGTATGAAATTCCAGGAGCAAGATATCAGCCCGCAGTGAGACTGGGACGCTGGGATGGCAAGGTGGCTTATTTTCAACTAGGCGGATCCAGCTACATCAATCTCTTGCCTGAGATAATTCCTATTCTAGAACAATACGATTATGACATTGAGCTAGATGACCAGCGTGATTATTCCACTGTGTTTGATTTTGTGCAGGTCACAGAAGATTCATTTGCACATAAAACTTGGCCTCAGGGGCATCCTGCTGTGGGTCAACCCATCTTGTTGCGTGACTATCAAGTGGAGATTGTGAACAACTACCTGCAGAATCCGCAGTGCATACAAGAAGTGGCCACAGGCGCAGGCAAAACACTCATGACTGCTGCATTGAGCAAGAGTGTGGAAGCATATGGTCGCAGTATCATTATCGTACCCAACAAGAGCTTGGTAACACAAACAGAAAAAGACTATGTCAATCTAGGCCTGGATGTAGGCGTGTACTTTGGTGATCGAAAAGACTACAACCGAACACACACCATATGCACATGGCAAAGTCTAAACAACATGATGAAGAAAACCAAGTCGGGCGAAGCCGAAGTGGACATTCAGGACTTTATCGAAGGCGTGGTTTGTGTGATTGTGGACGAAGTACACATGGCCAAAGCAGATGCCTTAAAGACCTTGCTTACAGGTGTGATGGCTAGAGTGCCAATTCGATGGGGGTTGACAGGAACTGTGCCCAAAGAAAAGTTTGAAAGCCAAAGTTTACTGGTGAGTCTGGGCCCGGTTATCAGCAAGCTCAGTGCCAGCGAACTGCAAGATCGTGGAGTGCTGGCACAGTGCCATGTGAATATTGTGCAACTGATAGACCATGTGGAATACAGCAACTATCAAAGCGAGTTAAAATATCTGCTGGAAGAGTCGGGCAGATTAGACACCATAGCAGATCTTGTGCGTCGAGTAAATGAAACTGGTAACACATTAGTGCTAGTTGACCGCACAGAGTGTGGTAGACAACTGGTAGCACGGTTAGGAGAAAAAGCTGTGTTTGTGTCTGGAGCGACAAAGGGAACAAAGAGGCAAGAAGAATATGACGAAGTGGCAGACTCTGTAGACAAGATTATTGTGGCCACTTATGGTGTGGCTGCTGTGGGTATCAACATACCAAGAATCTTTAATCTTGTGCTGATTGAACCGGGCAAATCATTTGTTAGAGTTATCCAATCAATTGGACGTGGTATTCGCAAAGCCGAAGACAAGGATCATGTGCAGATTTGGGATATCACAAGCACATGCAAATTCGCTAAACGCCATTTAACCAAACGCAAAGTTTTTTATAAAGAAGCCAACTATCCATTCACAGCAGAAAAGCTGGACTGGATGAAAATAGCTTGACATTCATCATTAAACCCTGTATTATAATACTATGCGAATTTTAACACTTGACAACACTTATTACGATCTTGACCATTTGCCCGAAGAAGTAGATGATATGAGATTTGCAATCTTGGACAACAGCAATCCTCAAGATCCTGATTATCATTTTATTCCCTTGATCTTTTTAGAGAGCTTTAACGCTCCTGCTCTGGTGCTGCGTATTGGAAACGCTACTATCAAAATGCCCATGGACTGGCAAATTCTAATTGGCGAACCTGATGTAGGCGATCTAGAAGTGCTGCCATTAACCAGCATCAATGATCGTGGCTTCAAGGTGTTTCAATTTAATCCGCTCACCAGCTACCGGCCCAGTTTTCCGGACATTGAAATCCTGGATGTATATCATGAAGTAAACTGGTATGCACCCAAACTAAAGAATGGGCAAATGCTGGCCGTGCCCTTAAACGACGATGCTGAACCCGACTGTGTGTACTTTGTGAAAGATGTCAGTCGTAACTGCGAAATTGTAGACTACAATAAAGCATGGTAGGCTAGATAATGTACACAGAACCACAGTTGTTTGAAACTCTTGCTCGCTTGGCCAGGATCTATGCAGAAAGCTACCCAGACGATCGTGAAGGACTAGAACGATTCCTGCACTGGGCACATGCACAATATGGCTACACTTATGGGCCAGCTTAACCCTGGTGCTAGTTACATTTACGAGCGAAATGGTGATACTGTATTTCGCCGAGAAGTAGGCCAGACTGAACGAGAAGTAGTGGGCTACGATCATCGAACTTCAGACGGCAGACCGCTAGTCGACCATATTCGTGAAGATAAACTTTGGGGTGAGATCAGGCGTGCTGCTAAAACCAATCCTGCTTTACAAGAAGCCCTAGATCGTGTTATAATCATTTATCAACTGAGCAAACCAACATGAGTGATAAACTAAACATTGGCAACGAGATGCGACAGCTGGATCTCAAAAATAGAGCCTTTTATGACAGCTTGGATGCAGATGAACGCAAGAAGTTCAGCACCTTTTTAATGATCCGCTGGAGCAGTGCTGTAGAAGGATCTAGAGAGCTGCAAGAGTATTATGTGCAAAGTGCCAATCACTATGTGAACAAGCACTTCTTTACACTGAGCAAACACCCCAAACTGCAATGGTTGTGCGCCACTGCTGCAAGTCCAGGCATGGGTGCGTTAAGACATAACTGGATTGCACCCAAAAAGAAAGAAGCTGGTGCCAGCACCAAACGCAAAGCACTTGCAGCCATGTTTCCGCACTACAAAGAAGACGAGCTTGATGTCATGATGCAAGTGGTCTCACAAAAAGAAATTGACTCTTACAACAAGTCTGCCGGCAATGATAAAAAATGATTCAGCAACTGGGTAGCATTTGACACAGTACATTAAAGATAGTAAACTACTAGCATGACATTCGCATGTGCTTACTGCAAGAAAACTTTTGTAAAAGAAACTTCCATTGAGGTGCATGCTTGTGAGCCCAAACGGCGTGCGCTGCAAAAGGATGAGCCTGGTGTAAGGCTTGGGTTTCAGGCCTACTTGAGATTTTACGAAACCATGCAAGGATCAGCTCGTAACAAAACCTACAATGACTTTGCTGGTTCAGCCTACTATCGGGCCTTTGTGAAGTTTGGACGCTACTGTGTGGACACCCGCACAATCAATCCTGCACAGTTCATGCTGTGGCTGCTAAAAGCACAAAAAAAGATTGACTACTGGTGTTCAGACAAGGTCTACACTGAGTACTTGCTGTACTACCTGCAGGTAGAAGCAGTGGATGATGCACTGGCACGAGCAATTGAATACAGCATGACCTGGGAAGAAAACACAGGCCATCCTGCACATGACTGTTTGCGTTACGGCAACACCAATGCAATATGTTATGCTGTTACATCGGGACGAGTAAGTCCCTGGGTGATTTATAACAGTGAATCAGGACAGAAGTTTTTAAGCAGTCTAGATCCTACACAAGTGGCCATGATATGGAGTTACATTGACAGTGATGCATGGCAAAAACGCTTTAGAGATCATCCCGAAGATCAAGCATATGCACAAGAAATTTTAACCAAAGCAGGATGGTAACATGATTAAAACTATTATGAATGGGGCAGGAATAAATGTCAGTAACGGCATTCACTCAACACTCTATATAGACATGACTCGACCCAGTGCCGGCATGGTCCGATACAACGGTAATAATTTTGAAGTTTATGACGGCAACTCTTGGATAATAATTCCTAGTGGAGATGCCCAAGTCAGTCTTGATGGTGTGACCCTGGAATCTTTGCAATGGGTTCGTCGCAAAATGACAGAAGAAAAACACCTGGAAGAATTGGCAAAAAGTCATCCTAGTGTGGCCGATGCAGTAGCAGCAGTGGCTCAGGCACAAGAGCAAGTGGCTATTGTAGCAGCACTGGTACAACAATGAGTGCAGACATTGACATTGCTCTCTGAAAAACTTATATTGTTTACGTTACTGATAAATAATATTATGAAAAACATTAGCCCGACTACCCTTTATGTGAAACAACACAATAAAACGGGCCTAAAATATTTTGGTAAAACAATTCAACGTAATCCTGAAAAATATAAAGGTTCGGGCTTATATTGGGAAGAACATTTGAAAATACACGGTCATGATATCTCAACTGTGTGGACTAAAACTTTTGATAACAAACAACAGTTAACTGAGTTTGCTATTAAATTTTCTGAAGAAAATAATATTGTTAATTCAAATGAATGGGCAAATCTTAAACCCGAAAATGGGTTAGATGGTGCTACGCCCGGCCACACTTACGGTAAAGCAAACAAAGGTAAAAAACTTGGGCCGCTGTCAAACTCGCATAGGGCAAACGTATCGGCTGGATTAAAAGGAAATACTAATGCAAAAGGATTAGCAGGCTACACACAATCTCAAGACCATATTAATAAACGAATGAAAGCCCACCGGGGAATTAAAAAAGGACCGCAAACAGCAGAGCACATTACAAGCAGATTTGAAAAGAAACAATGTGAATATTGTAAGGCATACTTTTCTCCAACTAACTTTAGTCGCTGGCACGGCAACAAATGTAAAAACAAATGAAAAAAGCAGACATAGATATAGATCTGGCAGATAGAGATAAGTTACTAACACTGATTAATATAACTGCGGCAATGCAAAAGGTGAACGGACAAGTTAGAAAGCATAATAGCGGAGTTTATCCCACTGACATTCCGCGGGATGCGGTCAACGGATATGCCGCACTAGATTACGAATCTGCAGAGCAACGCGGCTACTTCAAGATCGACTTGTTGAATATGAGTGTTTACAATCTGGTACAAAGTCCTGCACACTACGAAACTTTGCTGGCACAAGAGCCCGACTGGGCACGCCTTGGCACAGATCGTGCTTGGGCCAGTCAACTAGTACACGTGGGAAACTATGCGGACCTGCTGCGAGAAATGAAGCCAGATTCAATCCCTAGAATGGCTGCATTTATCAGCATTATTAGGCCGGGCAAAGCACACCTACAAGGACAACCTTGGGATCAAGTGTTTGCTGAAGTCTGGAACGGGGATGATTCACGTGGTTACACCTTTAAGCGTAGTCATTCTATCTCCTATGCTGCCTTGGTAGCATTGCACATGAATTTACTCAATACGCCTGACCAAGGTAATTGATTTTCGCTTGGATTTTTTGCGGGCAATGTCCATGAGGCTACAGATGGGACCGTGTAAAATTTCCAGGTCCTTGTTGGCAAATGTTCTCAAAGTAACACGAAATTGATCCCATTCTTTGCGCAGGAAAATGTTTATAGGAATGCTTCTGTTGCTTTCCCACCACCATGTGCCGGCCAGTTCCAAAAATAACATCTTGTCAACTTGATCTATCACTGATCCAAAGTCGTAAATAGTTGTCACAATGTCATCTCGATTCTGTACCACTCCCACATACTCTTGATTTGCATACATGCACAAGGTAATGAAGGGGTACTTTTCCGTCAGTTTTTCAAATATGTTATTGCCCATCAGGGTTATTTATTAGCAGCTAAATAGAGTAATGTATTCCACCACCGTTTATCTTTACCAACAAATTACCCGAGTGTTATTGGTCAACACCGATGGCGGTTACTTCACAGCAAGGTATGATCCAGTGTACGCAAAATCTCTAACCATCAACAAAGGCGTGGACAATGTTCTCTTGTTTGAGTTCATTAACCAAGACCAAAAACCTGTAAACATCACAGGTAGCACGTTTGTTTTTCGTGTGATCAACCAGGCCGGCGATGAGCTGCTGGTTCAAAAGGATTGCGAAGTGTTGAGTGCTACCACAGGACGTGTGAAAGTGGTGCTAGACACCACTGACACCATCAACATACAAGCACAGCCTGCCAGCTACAGCATTGAACGCAGTGCCGGCAACTATGTGCAAGCAGTGTATGTGGATGCTAATTCTCAAGCACGGGCTGACTGCAACATTGTAGACTCTATTCTACCACAGTTTCAACCCAGTCAACCAGTTACTATTCCCGACATGTACGGCAAGAATCAGTTTGTGGGTGCTGCTCCTACATCTTATCCAGACTGGGCGCTGAATCCGCAACCAATCAACAGCATTCAACCAACTGAATTTTACAGCAGTCAAATTGAAACCACAGGTGCTGCATTTACCACAGTGAAGTTTGATCTAGTGCATTTTACTGGTGCTATCAAAGTTCAAGCTGCTGAAAACTACGAAAGTGTTTGGTACGATGTCAGCGAGTCTCGTGAGTACTTGGATGACACTGTGAGTGATTATTTTAACATTGTGGGTTATCATCCTTTGTTGCGTCTAGCATTGAACAATTCAATTGGTTACGGAGCCAGCGGAACAGTCACTGTGGTCAACGGTGTGGTCACAGCAGTGACTCTAAGCAATCCAGGATTCAGCTATGTTGCTGCACCTTATGTTCAGATTCTGGGCAACGGTGCAGGTGCCATAGCCGAAGCTGTGCTTGGCGGCAACGGAACGGTCAGCCAAGTCAATGTGATTGCTGGAGGCTCGGGCTATCTTCCAATTCAGTTCTTGGGTAGTCCATCTGCTACTGCGTTCTTCAGCAATGGCAAGATTGAAAACGTTCAATATCGTTGATATTGTGTAGGATTTCTGCTATACTAAGCAGATGCTGGATATCTTAGATCACTTACCTGCCAAACGCAAAACTAGCCCCAGCGGCTGGATCAGCTTTAATGCAGTGTGCTGTCACCATAACGGAGATAGCCCAGATCGGCGACAGCGTGGCGGAATCAAAGCAACTGAACAAGGTTGGAGCTATCACTGTTTCAATTGTGGTTATACCGCCAGCTTCATAATTGGACGGTCATTGAGCTACAAAGCTCGTAAACTGTTAGCATGGTTGGGCATGCAAGAACGTGAGATTGATTTGATCAATCTTGAAAGCCTACGCCACAAAAGCATCAATGGTATACTAGAAGATCGACAACAAGTTGCCAACATCCTGCAAGGAATTCAATTTGAAGAACGAGAGTTGCCTCCCGGCTCAGAGTTTCTAACAGACAACTTCTCAGTGCAATGGAATTACTTGCAAAGCAGATGCGTGCCTGCCGACTTTCCGTTTATGGTGCAAGCCATGGCAAAACGTGCCGGGGTGATTGTGCCGTTCACACATAACAACAAAATTGTAGGCAGCACAATTCGATTCCTGGACGATCGCAACCCGCGATATCTCAACGACATGCAACCAGGATATGTGTTTGGAACAGACTTGCAGCACAGTGACTGGACTCATGTTATAGTGACAGAAGGCATATTTGATGCACTATCAATTGGCGGCCTTGCACTAATGCACAACACAGTAAATGATGCACAAGCTAGATTGATACGCAAGCTAGGCCGAGAAGTCACAGTTGTGCCAGACCAAGATCGTGCTGGCTTAGACTTGATTGATCGTGCAATAGAACTGGGTTGGGCAGTAAGCATACCCAACTGGGATCATGATGTCAAGGACGTGAATGACGCTGTGAAGAAATATGGTCGACTAGGAACACTGCTAACTATCATGCAGGCTAGAGAAACAAGCCGAATCAAAATTGAATTACGAAAGAAACAACTTGCTAAAAGACTACGGAACTGATGTACAACGACTGTTCTTGGAGATGATACTTCAGGATGCAGAAAGCTATGTGCGTGTACAGAATATCTACAACCCGGAAAACTTTGATCGTAGTGTAAGACCTGCGGCTGAGTTTATCAAGACACACAGTGTTGATCACGGCACACTGCCCACTGCTGCACAAATTTCTGCAACTACAGGCATCAAGCTACAGCACTTGGATGAGTTTAATGAAGGACACCATGCTTGGTTCATGGAAGAATTTGAGAACTTTACCAAGCGACAAGAACTAGAACGTGCTATTCTCAAAGCAGCCGACTTGCTGGAAAAAGGTGAGTACGATCCTGTAGAAAAGCTGATCAAGGATGCTGTGCAGATCAGTCTGACCAAGGACATGGGCACAGACTATTTTGCAGATCCCAGTGCTCGTATCAACCGGTACTTTAATGCTGGCGGACAAGTTTCAACAGGTTGGCCACAAATGGATCGACTGCTGTATGGTGGATTCAGTCGTGGCGAACTCAATATCTTTGCAGGCGGATCGGGCTCGGGCAAAAGCCTGGTCATGATGAACATTGCCTTGAACTGGTTGCAGCAGGGCTTGAGTGGTGTGTACATTACACTGGAACTTTCAGAAGAGTTAACCAGCTTGCGTAGTGATGCAATGCTGACCAGCATGAGCACCAAGGAAATTCGCAAGGACATTGAGACCACAGCACTCAAGGTCAAGATGATCCAAAAGAAGTCTGGACAGTATCGTGTAAAGGGACTGCCGGCACAAAGCAATGTGAACGACATTCGTGCTTATCTAAAAGAAGTGCAAATCCAAACAGGCATCAAAGTTGACTTTATCATGGTAGACTACTTGGACTTGGTTATGCCTGTTAGTGCCAAGGTCAGTCCCAATGACTTGTTTGTGAAAGACAAGTATGTGAGTGAAGAACTGCGTAACTTGGCCAAAGAGCTGGGCATTCTAATGGTAACAGCGAGTCAGTTGAATCGAAGTGCTGTGGAAGAAATTGAATTTGACCACAGTCATATTTCAGGTGGTATTAGTAAAATTAACACAGCAGACAATGTGTTTGGTATCTTTACCAGTCGTGCCATGAAAGAGCGTGGCAAGTATCAGATCCAGTGTATGAAATCTCGAAGCTCAACTGGCGTTGGTCAAAAAATTGATTTAGAGTACAACATTGAAACCATGCGTATTACTGACGAAGGTGGGGACGAAGGCGGCTACAACAAGCCCCAAAGCAGTATTATGGATAGTATCAAAGCAAAAAGCCAAGTTACTAGCAGCACCAGTGCTCCTTGGGAAGCGCCCCAAGGGGGAACGCATGTCTGGGACAAGCCCATGGTAAAGCATGAAGATGTTGCCAAGGTCAGCGGCGATGTTCAAAGTGCCAAGCTAAAACAAATGCTTGGCAAGATCAAAGCGTCATAATGCCAAATCAATTTTGTAGATACCTATCCAATGGTTATTCGTTTGAAATTGGTAGAAATAATGAAGTTGGTGTTAAACCTTGTTGTCTTTATCATCGCAAGGGGGTATCATTGAGTTCAGATTTGTTAAAAGACAGACTAGAAAAACTGAATACAATAACAGACTGGACCGCCGAATGCAACCGTTGCTATGTGTTAGAACAAGCTGGACAACAAAGTCAGAGACAAAGTGGAATTGATTGGATTGCTGACGATGAAACATCTTTTGATCCAGTCAGTATAGACATACATCTTGACAACGAGTGCAATGCAGCGTGTGTAATTTGCAACAAAGATTACAGTTCTTTATGGCTCAAAGAAAATCAAAAGTTCAACAATCAACAGGTAAAATTTTACAGTGATAAAACAATTATTGATCAATCCATTGACAAAATTGCAAAAACCGTGTCTTTGGACAAAGTTAAATATATCAAATTCTTTGGCGGTGAACCGCTATTTACAGACACACATCTTAGATTTTTAAAACATGTTTCAAATCCCAGCCAGATCACCTTGCACTACACAACAAATGGGTCAATATATCCCAATGATGAAACACTGTCAATGTGGCGCAACTTTAAAACAGTAATCTTTGCAGCCAGCATAGACGGAATAGAAGAACAGTTTGATTATGTACGTTGGCCTCTGCCCTGGCACAAAGTCAGTGACAATCTGTTGCGTATTAAAAATAATCCAGACATCTGGAATGTGATGTTTAGAATTGAATTCACAGTTAATTTTCTTAATGCTTATTATTTTGACCGCGTGGAAACATGGGTCTCAGAAAATTTAGCCACCAACTCTGGCGGGGATAAAACGGAAATTAATCTTCATCCTTGCTTGGAGATTTGGGATTTAACCAAAATGCCCACGAGTATTAAAAATTTAGTTTTAACAAAATACCCAAGTACTCATCTGATACATAAGTTGATTAGCAATTTGCCGCAACCGTTGCCATTGCAGCAGTGGCAAGATTTTGTTAACACCTGGGACGCCAGACGCAACAACAGCTGGAAAACAGCATTTCCGGACCTGGTCGAGTTGATTTAAAATGAAATATGTCATTGCGGCACCTCCCGGCGGCCTTGCACATTTCTTGTCAAGAATTGTGGCCAACGAATACAATTTTAATGTTAGCTCAACAGGAAGTTATCACTCGTTAAAAAAAGCATACTCTTCACAAACTAGTGGCATAGATGAATTTAACGAGGCTATACACAACACTGACCATAACGTAATTTGTTTACATAATTTTGATAATCGTAATTTGTCAACTTACTTCGAGGACCGAACGATTATTAACATCGTAATAGATGGCAATTATGAAATATATTTGAATAATTATTATCGTAAAGCGATTCAATCTTCGGCCCAGACGCTAGATAAATTTATTAAACAAAGCCGAGAAACATTTCCAACAAGTGATAATTACCTTAGAGAAGAATTTTTCTTTATGTATCGAGCTATGGTAAATCGCGAAATCTCGTGGATTCACAATCAACCTATAGGTATTACTATACCGTTTGGTAATTTTTACAAGTTAAAAACATTTACCAACGAGTTATCAAAAATTCCAGAACTAATACCAACTGATTCGGAAAGCATATGGAATCATTTTATTGCAGCTCAACAATCTATCCTAGATAGAGTCATTTTATACCAACCTATATGTGATCAAGTGATTCAAGGAAAAACAACCGTTGTGCCAGAATATTTTGACAATGTTGACTTTGGTATCATGTGTGGCATGATTTTTGCACAGCATGGAATTGATAAATTAAATTTAGACAACAACCAGTGGTTATGAAAAAAATTTATACTTTTGGCGATGGGTATGCTTCGAGTCATATTTGGCCTGAATGGCCGGTAATTTTAGAAGCGTTGTTGCCATCTTGCAATTTTACACATTATGGTGCTGTTGGCGCTGGCAATGAGTATATCTCAAATGCTGTGATTAAGGCCAATATTGCAGACCCAAATGCATTCTTTCTAGTGCAGTGGACCATGTCCGGCAGATTTGATAAACTACTCGAAGATTCAAGTTGGGACACAATTATTAATACTGATCCAGTTTACAGCTTTAATCGAAATGCCATTGCTGATCAAACTTGGTGGATCAGCAGTGCTAGCACACAGCCAGACGTCAGATCTTATCATGCGCATTATGTACAAGCATTACAGAGCCAAAACAGAACACTAAATTACATCTATCTTGCCAGTTCTTTGCTCAAAGACAAATCGCTGTTTTTCTCTACTTTGGGAATCAGCAAGTTGGTCGGCGAACATTCTGAATATTTTGAAAATTCTAACTTGATCAAACAAGACATGCATGACTTCGGCTTGCAACAAAGATTTGAGCTTACAAGACAAAAAGAGGTACAGCCCAGTCCGGTTGTACACTTGGCTTATGTGAAAGAGTACTTGTTGCCAAAAATACCTTTTGCCGTTGAGCCGGTCCGGCTCAGCGAATTAGAAAGTAGAATACACAGTCATCGATGGATTGCATACGACCCTGACAGAGAAGAAATTTGGCAAAAAATGTCAAACTTATGATGCTGCGCCCTTGACCACAGCAAAGTTGAACACGGGTGCATCTGATGCGGTGCCGCTGACAGAAGAAAACGTAATTCTAAAACTGCCAGCAGCAACTGCTGTGACAAACGTTTCATATATGTTAGTGCCCGATTTTTGATTTACGATCACTACATCAGTTGCTGCTATCAAACTATTGGTCACAGTAAAACTGGTGTATGCTGACGTACCTGCAGCAGTGAATAACGTGATGGCGCCTGTAAGTTTGTCAAGAGTAACACCAGTAGTGCGAGATGTGCCTTGTGTCACTACGCCACCTGTACCTGTGACGTAGCCGATGGCAGTTCCTGCGCTGGCCAACCGCGGACGACTAAGATCAAAGATAGTAATTGTAGTGCCACCATCAACAGTTGAAAACGCAAATTGATAAGTTCCAGTAGCACCAAAAGTAATTACATTGCTTGTATAACCTTGAATTCCTGCTGTACCTAAACTAACTGCTGCTGGCAAGGTCAATGTGTGTGCTGTGTTGGTGACATTTATAGCAAGCTGGACAATCCCGGATGAGCCGGATGCAGGCCAATTACTAAAACTTAAACTAATGGAGCCAGTTGTAGAAACGTACTGATACTGTCCGGCCGAATAGTCAACGGTAACAGCACCACTGGTGGTAGTGATGGGCAAGAAGGTGTAACTGACGTCTTGTAGTTTGACCGCACTCAACAGGTTGTCGTTCATATTGTTGTCCAAGGTGGTGCCTGTTAGTGCAGCCTTTAAAACAACCTTGCTTTGTAGATCGTCTATTTCACTTTCGGCGTATTGAAAGTTGGTTTTGATATTGGTAAAATTGTCTCTAAAGCCCTGGGTGTTGTTGGGCACTCCAGCAACTGGATAGTTACCGTCGACATTGTTTGGGTTGATTTGGCTGCTCATTTGATGGTCCTTGTTATAGATATTTATTCAGACCCTGAAATCGCTAAATAATCCAAAGGCCTTGAGCAATGCAGAAAAAAACTAGAAGTATACTAGAAGAACTAGAATCAATGTATGTGGAACGCGATCAACGGTTGTTGATTGAAAATCGTGCTGCCAACGTGATTGCCAATGCCATACGACTAGTAGAACAGATCGAAGCTGAATTTGATGCTGAAGCAGCAGACAATCTCACAAGAAAATTACTCAATGCTATACGCACCAAAGACGCAGGCAAGTTCTCGCGTTCAGTTAGGAGAACCCATGCAGATTCATGAATTAACACGCAAACCACTTCGAGAAGCGTCAGTTGGTGGTGCATTATCTGGAGCTGCCGCAGTAGCAGGCGGCATAGGCACACAACTAGTAAACAAACTCGCAAAATCACAAGGGATAAATCCTGTAGTCGGCGGCCAAAATCAAGCAACCGGTGCTGGCGCACAGAGTGCTGCTGCTGCTGCTAACGATCCACTGATCAAAGGGTTGGCCACTTCGGCAGCAAAAGAGTTCAAACAAGATGTCTACGAGCTGATGAAAACCATGCGTACTTCAGCTGGTACTCAGGCCACCAGGGCCAGCGAATTGCCTGCTGCTAAACTACGCAAAGTCTTGGAAGATATGACCACAAGATTAATAGGTGCATCATATCAGACCTTGGCACAAAAAGTAGATCCAAAATCTTATGATGGGCAAGGAGCTGCATACGGGGCTGAGTTAACTGATACTATTGACGATCAGATTGACGCTATCATTGCACAAGAACAAACAGACAAACCTGATCCTGCAAAAGAATCAGCACTTTGGAACACCCTGGCACAGGCTATATCTGGTGCCAAAAGTTCATTGGATTTTGGTAAAACTGTTGGCGGTACACAATCAAGACCAGGATCGGTACCATCAACAGCGGCTCGACTAGCCGATCAGTTAGGGCTGAACAATCAGCAAATTGCTGCTATACAAACACAAGTTAAACAATCTGGTGGTGCAATGACACCAGATCTAAAAGCATTATTTGGTGTGACAAAATGAACCTGATCGAAGGCGGCAACGTATTCAAAGATAAAATGGGTGTGCCTCTAACCCAGCGAATCAAACAAGCAGATATTCCCGGTACAGTGCAATGGTTAGAATCAATCACAGGCCTAGACTTGCATGGCGAAGAAGATCCCAGAACAGGCTATCCTGTCAAGTGGTTGGGTAGTACTGGTAAAAAGCCCGATTCGGGTGATCTTGATCTTGGCGTTGACACCAATGAAACAACCAAGGCTGCACTAAAAGTCAAGCTGGATCAGTATGTTGCAAGTCAAGGCCAGGATCCAAGAGATTTTGTGCGTATGAGTGGCGAAGCTGTGCATTTTAAAACACCCATCAATGGCGATCCCAAGAATGGTTTTGTGCAAACAGATTTCATGTTCATGCTCAATATTGACTGGGGTGCATTCTTTTTGTCTGGTGGAGTAGATTCCAACTTCAAAGGACTGTATCGCAACATACTCATGAGTTCTCTTGCCAAGAGTCTGGGGCTCAAGGCCTCTGCCAAAGGTATATCTAGTAGAACAACAGACCAACTGATCCCCGGCGGACTTGATCCTGACTATGCCGCTGAAGTGCTGCTGGGTAAAGGCAATACTCGGGACGACCTCAAAAATGTTGAAACCATTTATGCTGCACTGGATCATGATCCCAAACGTGATGCCAAGCTGAAAGATTTCCGCCAGTATATTAATATAGATGGGCTCAAAGAACCCAGTGCACCAGTAGCTGAAGATGATGTAGGATTCCTGGGTCGACTGCGTGATCGTATTGTGAATCAAGGCCATGTGGCTCTGATAGAACATAACATAGTGGTAGAAGCTGCTGAGGCCGGGGTAGGCGGACGTGCCAAGGGTATTGAACACTTGGAAGACTTGGTGTTCCGTAACGGTGCACCTGGCATTCAGCAAGCACTGGATATAGTAAAGCACGCAACTGAGCAGCCCCGAACAGTCACCGCCAAATGGGACGGCAAGCCGGCTGTGATTTTTGGCCGCAAGCCCGCCACAGGCGAATTTGTGCTAACAGACGGTTCGGGGTTTGAAGCCAAAGGCTACGATGGTCTTGCTACCAGCCCAAGAATGATGGCAGATATACAAAACCGACGTTCAGGAGATCGTACTGAACTAATCAACATCTACGCCAAGTTGTTCCCGGTGCTCGAAGCCGCGTTACCCAAGAATTTCCGAGGGTATGTCAAAGGCGACTTGTTGTTCATGCAAACTCCTCCAGTGATTGCAGGCAACTATGTGTTTGAACCCAACACCATCAAATACAGTATTCCTGTAAAAAGTGCAATGGGCAAACGTATTTCTGGCGATCCACAAGCAGGCGTTATTCCAGCACAAATTGGTATTGCAATACATTCAATGTATGCTGACCAAGGCGATCAGCGTCAGCCGCTGACTGGTGTAGCGTTCAATCCTGTGCCCGGCCTGCTGCTGGAAAAGCCGGCTACTCCAACAGTGTTGACCACTGATGATAAAACAGTAACTGAGTTGACTAACATTCTAAAAAGAATCAGCAGCGGCGGCCAACTAGAAAACTTACAAAAGCTGTTTAACCCTGCTGAACTTAGAGCTGCACAAATCACAGACTTGTTCAAGCTAGCTGTGGATTTTATAAACACCAAGGTTGGTTCTCCTTTGCAGCCGGCCAATCAACTTGTGGTAGAGTTTGGCAAGTGGTTGCAGACTCGTGTGACACCAAGAAAATTCAACAACATTGTTGAACACTTGAACAGCAACGGCAATACTGAAGCACTGGGTGCAGCATTCTATGCATTTGAATTGTTGCACAAACTCAAAGTTCATCTAATGACACAAGCTGACATTGCAAATCCCGGTGGCGAGGGATGGGTTATGGCCACACCTGCAGGCTACAGCAAACTGGTGTCTAGGTTTGATCCTACTGCATTTGCTGCTCAAAATAGAGCCAGAAATAACCCGCAACCGACGTGATTCTTGTCACTTTGGTAAATAAAAGCAGAGTCCAAGTGACTCATTAACTTAAAGGAAATTTATTATGGCATTCTTAACTCCCGTAAATGGCGACGCACAACCGGTATTTGCAATTGACGTACAAAACGGTCCAATCGCTCCTGCAACTGCTACTGCTGCTACACCCGTGAACCCAGCTGGTCCTAAACTGGACTTCTTCCGTGTTGTTGCTAATACCACTGTTGCTGGTCAACAAGGTGTCAACGGTTACGTTGGCAACGTTATTCGCGCAATTCAGCAAACTTCTACAGTTGCAGTGTATCAAGTTGATGCAACAATATTGAGTTTTGGCGTGTTCCCAACTGGCGCATTTGCTAATGCTGCTACATTCTTGACTGCTGCCAACATCACTGCAACTGGTTTCCAGTTGGATAGTTGCACCAGCATCGGCTTCAAGCTAGCTGCTTCTTAATCTAAAATAATTTAGATCACAACCCCGGACGTAAAAAATCCGGGGTTTCCTTTTGGCCTTAAATATCTGTCTAATGAGAATACAGTGCAAAACACTTTTTGATTGCAGTTACACCGGCGTTACAGGCAGCTTCCGCACTAGTATGATACCGTTTGAAGATCAAGCAGGCCAGCCCATACAAGATCTTGCAGCCTGGAATCGCAGTCGTAATCAACAACGCAACTGGGAAACCCTTTTACAAATACTTGGACTTAGAGCCCAGCCTATGGACTTGGTCATGCCTGTGTATCGAAACGGCACCTGGGAGTTTGAATTTGCTATCGAAGCTGAAGCAGTGTACACTGTAAACAACAACACTGATCCACTGGCGGGCCTGTTGAATGATTGCAATGGTGTGCCAATGTTGACTGGACTTACTGAAAAATCTGGAGTTGAACGAACTATTTCTACTCACGGTGCAGATCAAAACATTTGGTTTCTACAACTAAATAGTATATTGGAACAATAACAACATGGCTGATACCACCGATATTGAAAAGAAAAGTCTAGAGGCACATGTGGAATTGTGTGCAGAACGCTACAAAGCGTTGGAGTTGCAATTCACGGACGTGAGAACAGACATAAAAGATCTCAAAACTATGGCACAGACCACCCACGGCCTGGTTCATAAAATGTCTGAAAATAGAAACAGTCAGTTGATCAGCTGGGGCATAGGTATCATTGGAGTGTTGCTTGCCACCTGCGGCTGGTTGATAACACAGTATATCAAGACTCTATGACACAAGAACAAAAGCTGGAACGCTTTGCTGAACGTGAATTCAAACGCAATCTCAACAACATGATTGTGCAGGATACCGATGGTAGCTATGTTGTTTTTGGCAAATACCATGTGGAGCGTCAAGAGCACGGTTACTCAGTTAACACTTGGTCACATGCTATTCATTGTTTTGACAGCAAACGCAATGCTGTGAGTTGGTGTGTAGCAGACAAGTTTAATCAGTTGAATTTGGCCAACACTATTTTGAATTTAGACCGTAAAAAACAAACATTAGCCGCTGATATTCAATGCCGCCAAGGTGTTGGCCGTCGCAGTCAATCAGACCACTTTTATGAAATTGTAAACATGAAAGTACAGCCCAAGCTAATTTTGCTAAACTCAGTATCAACTGAATTAGAGAAATGTGTAAACTCGGCTAAATATATGCAAATTAGAGGATTCTCAAATGAAACTGCAAGAACTAGCGGCCCCTCAGCCAAGTAAACAAATCGCCAAAGTATTCGAAAGTTACTTTGGTTC